TAAAATGTCGTATACAGGACTATAACCAAGGGCCAAAAAATTTTCAGCCCTTATTTCATATACACTTCCAGGACAGGGACTTTCTTATTCACGCCATTGTCAATGGTGTCATAGGTGATCTTTTCAATGAATCGCTTCAGGAAGACATTCTTCGTTTTGGCATCAACATCTTCGTTTTTGATACAGTTGATGATTGCATGAAGCGTTGTGATTTGTTCTGAATAGTCAACAGGGGCAGGGGCGTTCTTTTTCGCTTCTGCAATTTTTGTTTTCAGATCATCAATGTTTTTGGTGTACATCTGTTTTCTTTCGATGAATTCATCCTTGGTGTACATCCCATCTTCAGATTCCCACGAATCCAGCAACTTTCTTTTCCGCTTCTCCAATTTCTCCAATTCCGCTTCCAAAGACTGAATGACCGCTTCGTGGTGCAGCACTTCAGAATGATCTTCTTTTGCTTCCATCTTGACCTGACAATCAGCAATGTCATTTTCCAGGGATTCAATCAAGGCATCCATGACAACAGGCTGGAATATGGAATTCTTTTTGCAAGCCTTGCCGAAAGGATGTTGGAAGCGGGGGATTCTGTTATCTCCATATCGTTGAAAACCAATGGCACGGTCACAATCGCAGCAACGCAGGATCCCGGACAGGGGATTCACAAGTGCTGTGTTCACCTTTGCAGGGGCATTGCTGCCGTATATCGTTCTGACTTTCCAGAACTGTTCTTCACTGATGAACCCTTCGTGCTTGCCTTCATAGTGCTGTTCATTTCCGGAATTCTTTCTTCTCTTGACAACCTTCCCGGTGACAGGATCCTTCTCTTTGATGGTCTGCTGTTTTCCCCAGGACACCTTGCCGATATAGTGTGCATTGAACAGGATGTCTTTGACGGTTGCCCTGGCCCATTCTCTGCCGCTCCTGGACGGAACCTTCATGATGTTCAACTGGTTCGCAATCCAGGATGTCGGCTTCCGGTCTTCCGTGTACCAGTCAAAGATCATCCTGACAATTTTGGATTCTTCCGGCTTTTCAACCAATGTCCGTTCCTTCCTGGATTTCTTCAGGATGTCGAACCCATAGGGCGGGACAGAAAGAAGATAGTTGCCTTCCTTGACGGATTGCAGTTTTCCTGCTTCCAGTCTTCGCTTGATTGTTTTATATTCACGGCGAGACATGAACAAACCGAATTCAAAATATTCCTGGTCAAACTCATTGTTTGGATCATAGACCTTTGCAGGGGTGATGATGTGCGTGTTGCTGAATGTGAAGGCATCGGCAACTTCACCCTGATCCTTGGTGTTACCACGGGCCAGACGTTCGATTTCAACGACAAGCACGCCTTTATATTTCCCGGCAAACACATCTGCAAGCAGTCTTAGTGCTTCAGGCCGTTCATCCAGGCTGTCACCGGAAACCAATTCCTTGTATACGGTGATCTGATTCATGGAAATGTCGTGCTTCGCTGCCAGGGCTTCCAACATATTTTTATGACGGGTCAGGGTTTCGCCTTCACCAAGGGCTTCCATTTCAAGGTCAGCCCTTGACTTTCTCAAATACATTGCATATTGGTCTGGACTTCCTACATATTTACCTGATATTTCTGATTTCGTTTGTTCACTTATCATCTTTACAACCTCCAATTTATAATTCGGTTCATCAAACTATCTGCTTCATTTGTGCCATTTTCTGATTCTGTGAAGTGTTCTGCAACTTCACGCCAGAAGAAACCAATATCAGGGTTCATTCTGTCGATGATCAATGCGCCGCAGATGACAAGAATACAAATAGACAATAAAACAACTAGGATTTTTATGTATCCACGTTTGTTTTCTACTTCGCCTTTCAGAAAAGCAATTTCTTCCTTCTTTTCTGCCTTTGCTTCTTTGAGTTCTGCAATGGTTTCCTTCAGTTTGGCGTTTTCTTCTTCCAGGCGTTTGATTTGTTCGGCAGCAAGGGCATCCTGTTGGGGATCCTGGCAAGTGGCTTCGTCATCGAATTCACCGCCCACAAGCACACGGATCACAGGCCGGATGGTTTCATATTTGAAATCAGCTTGATCTTTCGCAAACAGCCGGTCAATGGTTCCTTTTGGGGTTCCAGACAGATCAGCAAGCTGTTGATTGGTCAGTCTTAGCTGGGCTTTTCTCTTTTTGCACCACTCCCACAGATCATGGGCTGGCATTGCCACGAAATTTGGCCCTTTGCAAGTCGTGCCTAATTTCGGACATTCCAAGCATTCAAGGTACATATATACTCCTTTTTTTAACATCTGAAGCAATGTGATTCACCCAAAAATCGGATGCTTTGCTTCTGTGTATTGAAACTTTTAACCTTGAATGATAGGCTGAAGCTGGGTCAAGGAAAGGCCTATCATTCCTTTCTATGCGGGGGTGATTGTTGGCATCAGTCACTCCCGCACCATATTTTACACACTTACCGAAATCTTCCACGAAATAAAATATTGCACAATTCAGGGAATTATCTTAATATAATGATTAGAACGGATGTTCTAATACAGGAAGCGAAAGGAAAGGGTATTATATGACACTCACAAAAGAGCAATACATAAAACAGATCACTGAATTGATGGAACAATGCAATGACATTCCCCTTCTGGATCTAATCTTGAAGTTACTCACCAAAAGCCTGTAACATTTTTTGAACACCCTTGATTTTCGCTGAATCAAGATTATATAGAGATTCCACAACAGAACGAAAATCTTCATCCATTCTCATACGGACAATGATGCTTGCTAAAGTGTCGTTGTCCTTTTCTTTTTCCTCTGTCATCTTTTCTTCAATCAGATCAGACTTCAGGATCCCAAAATAATCAGCCATGACTTCGATCCTATCTATTCTCGGATATTTCTTCCCGTTTACCCATTCGGTAACGGTGGAATACGGGAATCCCCAAATATCAGCTAATTCCCCACGGTCTTTGCCGCTTTTCTCAATATAATACTTTAGGTTTTTGGAGAAGATCTCTTTGTTTCCCAAAGAACTCATTTGCTTCACCACCTTTCAAACACATATTACACCCTAAGCGATATTTTTTCAACCCAAAAAGCAAAAAATTACACTTTGGGTGTTGACAAAGTTATTTTGATATAGTATTCTAGCATCAGAAAACGCTTTAAGCGTTATAGAAAGGCAGGTGAGGAATATGCGTATAACTATGAGGGCAGCACGAATCAACCGGAACATGACACAGAAAGAAGTGGCAACCAAGTTGAACGTATCGAAAAAGACTGTGAGTTCTTGGGAAAACGGAAAAACCTTCCCTGGATCTGACAAGATAGAAGCAATCTGTGAACTATACGGCCTTTCTTATGATGACATACAGTGGAGGGCTTAAAATTTTACCCACGATAACGCTTTAAGCGTTACAGAAAAAGGAGGGTTCGCACTATGAAGATCACTGTCTATGAGAACTGCACTGAATACGACACAGGGAAGGCCATAGTTCGGATCCATCCCGGCAAGCTGACGGCAGAAGAAAGACGGGCCGTGCTTGAAGATGCTGCAAAGCAGTTTATCAGATCACTGCAAAAGCAAGGGAAGGAAGGTGTTTTGGTCTGTTCTAAAAACTGATGATCCGAACAGAAGGAATGACAGGCTGCATTTCTTGATCCCAATAATTTTGAAAGGGGTCAAGTCATGAAAGAATTCAAGAGTTTCTACAAAGAGGTCAAGGGCAACGAAGGAAGCAAGTGTCTGTACAACAAACGCTTGGACACCTACGGATGCGGATGTCAGCACGATTGTTCCTACTGCTACGCAAAATCCTTGCTGGACTTCAGAAAGCTGTGGAATGCCAAAACCCCGGCTGTTGCAAGTCTGGACAGGATTGAAAAGAAGATCGAACGGCTTCCTGTTGGCACGGTTGTCCGGTTGGGCGGCATGACTGATTGCTTCCAGCCCATCGAAAAGCAGGAACGGGTGACAAGGGGAACTATCATGCTGCTGAACAAGTACGGCATTCATTACCTGATCGTCACGAAGTCTGACCTGATTTGTGAATACATGGACATTCTGGACAAGGAACTGGCACACATCCAGATCAGCACCACATGGATCCCGGCAGAAAAGGCTGTCAGCACGGAAAGACGGATCAAGGCCATTGAAACCCTGTATGATGCAGGTTTTGATGTGGCTGTCCGGTTATCCCCATACATTCCACAGTATGTGGATTTCGAGCGGTTGAACAGCATCCGCTGCAACAAGATCATCGTGGAGTTTTTAAGGGTGAACCACTGGATCAGAAAGTGGTTGCCGCTGGACTATTCGGAATACACCCTGAAGCAGTCTGGATATTGTCACCTTCCCCTGGTGAAGAAGATCGAATATCTAGCCAGGGTGACAGGGTTTGAAGAACTGTCTGTCTGTGAAGATGTGGATGCCCATTATCTTTACTGGAAGGACATCGTGAACCACAACAAAGAAGACTGCTGCAATTTAAGACTGAAGGAGTGATGGACATGAATGGCGAGTATCTAAACTTATCAGAAGTAAAACACCTTGTAGTAACAGAACACGAATTAGGTATGCTGTAGAAGTTTTTGGCAGACAAACTCACTAAATACAGTGGTATCACACATTCTGAACTGGAAACCATCTGCACGATGCTTGGTATCACCAAGAAAAAGGAGGAACAACCCGATGAACAAAGTCATCCTGATCGGCAGACTGGTTGCTGATCCTGAATTACGGCACACACAGTCCGGCACTGCTGTTTGCAGGTATCGACTGGCTGTTGACCGGCCTGTGAAAAAGGAAGGTCAGCAGAATGTGGATTTTCTGAATTGTCTGGCCTGGAACAAAAACGCTGAATTTGCTTCCAGGTATCTGCACAAGGGAACCAAGATCGCCGTGGAAGGCCGGATCCAGACCGGCAGCTTTGAAAAGGACGGCGTGAAGCACTACACCACGGACATCATCATTGACCGGCATGAATTTTGCGAAAGCAAGGCGGCAGCAGATCCTGGTTCCAGCTATTCTGCACCGGCTGCTGACTATTCCGGCACTGACCAGGAATTCACGGACATGAACGAAGATGACGGTGAACTGCCGTTCTGATATGAAAGGAGAACTATCATGAAGAAAACCGAACAGGCAAAGGCTGGCAAGCCTGCAAAGAACCCCACCACAAACTATGCCATGAGCAGCCACAAGGTCTTCTGCCAGCGGTGCTATGACCGGCACAGCGGCATCTGTCCCGCTACCAACAGAAAGGCAAAGTCTGCAAGATGCAGTCTGTGATGCGGGGTGGTCAGACCATGAGAAAATACCACAACCGAAAAGTCACCGTGGACGGGATCACGTTTGATTCTGTCAAGGAAGCGAACAGATACAAGGAACTGAAGGTTCTGGAACGAGCGGGTCAGGTGCATGACCTTCAGCTTCAGGTCAAGTTCAAGCTGATCCCTGCCCAGCGGGAATTGAACCTGGAACCCACGGCAACCGGCAAGCCCAAGAAAGGCAAGCTGCTGGAACACGAAGTCAGCTATGTTGCCGATTTCGTCTACAAAAACCGATATGGCATCCAGGTTGTCGAGGACACCAAGGGGGTCAAAACCAAAGATTATATCATCAAGCGGAAATTGATGCTGTGGATCCACGGCATCCGAATCAAAGAGGTCTAACGTGGACAAGCGCATTTTTCAGATATTTGCTTTCAGCATCATCATCCAGGCAATGCGGGATTATCAGACAGCATTCCAGGCCCTGAAGAAGAATCCGAACAACGAAGCTGCACAATCGAACCTGGATGAAGTCATGACGTTTTTCAATTCCAAGTGGTACAGATGCCTGACTGACATTCCAGGCGAAGTGCTGATGCAGATGGTCGAGAACAAAAAAGGGCCTATCAAAATCTATCAAATAGCAAAAGGTGAATTGTAATGGAAGAAATCAAAGTCAAGTATTTACGGGACATCAAGCCCATCAAGCAGATCAAGAACGGTGATTGGATCGACCTGTGCGCCGCACAATCCTTCGCCTTGCGGAAGGGTGAATTCGTAAACATTCCCCTGGGCGTTGCAATGGAACTCCCGGCAGGCTATGAAGCCCTGGTTGTCCCTAGAAGTAGCACCTTCAAGCGGTTGGGTATCCTGCTGGCAAACAGCATGGGTGTCATTGATGAATCCTACAAGGGGGACAACGATGAATGGCACTTCCCGGCCTATGCTACCAGGGAAACCTATATCAGAAAGAACGAGCGGATCTGTCAGTTCCGGATCATCGAACATCAGCCTGCAATCAATCTGGTGGAAGTGGATCACCTGGGCAATGCAGACCGTGGCGGTTTGGGTTCCACAGGAAGGATGTGACATCTGATGGGGAATGTAATTCGACACGCTGAAATCTGTGACGAAATCAAGGCATTGTATGCGGCCAAAAATGCAGACTACGGCGATTCTTTCCACAAAACCTTCATCGAAGAAGGGATGGCAATGCCCCGAATCAGACTGACCGACAAACTTGAACGTTTCAAGAAGCTGACGAAATTCGGCGGTCAGAACGTAAAGGATGAAAGTATCCGGGACACTCTGATTGACCTTGCGAACTACGCAATTATGACTGTCCTGGAATTAGAAGACCGGGGCTGAAGAACAACTCAATAACTAGAAAGGATGATTTTGATGAACGATTTAATTCCAACCACGAAACTTGTCAAGGTTATCCTTGAACAGGATAAGAGGGCCAGAAACAGTGACAACTATCTGTACTACAAAGTGATCGAATACATTGCGGAAGCAAAAGGTCTTGATACCAGGAACATCAATATCCGTGATTTCTGGCTTCAGTGGTATTGGATGTTTCCCAATACGGAAACGGTCAGACGGTCACGGCAGAAGATCCAAAGGATGTATCCAGAATTGAGGGCATCCCAAAGAATAAAAGTTCTTCGAGCGGAACAGGAACGGGCATTCAGGGCCTATGCAAGGAAGGCGGGTTTGTGATGGCGGTCAAAAGAGTGGTATCCACCGCCTTCTGGACGGATGGGAAGGTGGATGAATTCAGCCCGGAAGACAAGTATTTCTTGCTTTACCTGCTGACCAATCCGTTCACCAAGCAGCTTGGGATCTACGAAATCAGCATCAAGCAGGCTGCATTTCAGCTTGGATATTCCATCGACACCTTCAATGTCTTGCTTGAACGCTTTGAAAACAAGTACAAAATGATCCTGTTTTCAAAGGAAACAAGTGAAGTTGCAATCCTGAATTTCCTGTGTCATTCCATCATGAAAGGTGGAAAACCTGTGGAAGATTGCCTGATGCAGGACATGGCAGGGGTGAAGAACAAAAAACTGATCAATGCGGTGTTCCTTCACATCCGAAAAAGAAGCGATTGGAACAAGCTGAATGTCACGGTCAAAAAGATTGTCGAAGGCTACCTGGACAGAAACGGCCTTTTCAATGAAAACGACAATGACAATGACAATGACAATGACAATGACAATGACAATGACAGAACGGGGGACGAATCGTCCCACGATTCGTCAAAGGATAATGAGATATACATTGCCATTGTCGAACACCTGAATCTGAAGGCCAAGACAAACTATCGTCCTTCTTCTAAGAAAACAAGGTCTTGCATTCATGCACGACTGGAAGAAGGGTTCAAGCTGGATGATTTCAAGACAGTCATTGATAAGATGTCCGTCAAGTGGACAGGCACGGAATATGAACAGTATTTGCGGCCTGAAACATTGTTCGGCCCAAAGTTTGAATCCTACCTGAACGCAAAGGTGATCCAACCGAAAGTAGGACAGCAGGGCCAGGGTTCCCGGCGTTCCGGCGGCAACGTGTTCCTTGACCTGATTGACGATGAAGGGACGGTGATCCTATGACGAGAGAAGAAACCTTGCAGGTTTTGGCGATTCTGAAGGCTGCATATCCAAGCAGCTACAGCGGAATGACCAAGCGGGAAGCAAATGGAACGGTTTCGGTCTGGTCTATGCAGTTTGCAGATGTGCCGGTTGAAATCGTCCTGATGGCGGTGCAAAAGCTGATCAGCACCAGCAAATTCCCGCCTGCAATCAGTGAAGTGAGAAGTAAGATCAGCACACTGCATTGGGAAGCGCATGACTTTCTGTATAACGCACTTGGGCCTGCTGGCACACCTGAAGAAGTGAAGCGGATCCAGTGGGTCTATGATGTGACCAGGGCATTCAAATACTCTAACATGGCAGAACCTTCCCTTGGTCAAATGCTTGCAGGCGGTCAGATGCTTCAGATCGGGTCAGGTGATTGATATGATCAAGTGTTGCAACGGCTGCACTGAAGAAACTGGCAGAAGCGTTGACTGCCATTCCACCTGCAAAAGGTATCTGGACGAAAAGCGCATCCACGAAGAACAACTAGAAGAAAAGAGACACCGGAGGAACAATGACTGGATCCACACGGATTTTGTGCAAAGAGGTGTCAAGAAAGCGTTGAACCGAAAAAGGAGAAAGTAACCATGAAAATGAGAAGCACACTTGCGGTCACAAAGAAAGCTGTCAGCAGACAGTATGACTATTCCATCTACTTTGTGGACACGCCTTTCCCGCTGTGGGCCTTGAAGATCCTGGTCAAGATCAAGGACATCCTTGGTTCCAGGGAATGGGCTTCCTGGTGTGCCAACGAACTTGGACGAAATGGGTGTGTGTGATGGCTTATAACGTGTATTATTCCTGCGAAAAGTGCGACACAATCCGTTCTTGGGTAAACGGTGGCCCGAAATTCAATAGTGCGGTAAGAATAGCCAGAAAAGCCGGTTGGCAAGTGGGAAAGCTGGGCTGGTTCTGCCCGAAGTGTAGAACAAGAAAGAAAAGGGGTGCTGGTGATGCATGAGGCTTTAGTAGCCGTTGCGCTGATAATGGGTGTCTTGTGGTGTGTGGCAACGTCTATTGAAATTCAGTTTTCCCGCAAAACCATTTCAGTTTCAATTGTCCGGTGTAAAAACTGCCGAAAGTATGACCTGGAAACACAGTGCTGCAAGTTCTGGCCTGATGAAGGATACAGACACCCTGATCATTTCTGTGCTGAAGGAGAAAGGTGGGATGACAACCGATGAATGATCGAAGGCTTATTATCGGCGGTTTTTACCGTCACTTCAAAGGCAATGAGTATCAGGTGCTGAATGTTGCACGGCATTCAGAAACCAAAGAAGTGCTTGTCGTGTATCAGGATATGTCCGGGGGCATTTGGGCCAGACCTTATGATATGTTCATGTCGAAGGTGGACAGGGAAAAATATCCTGATGCAAACCAGAAGTATCGGTTCCAGCATTCTTCTGAACGAATGGAGGTGTGACCGTGAGTGAATGGATCAGTGTGAAGGATAGGCTGCCTAAGCCGAGGAAGAAAGTGATGGTTTTTGCCGGAAACTATGTGTTTGCGGTTGCGTTCTTGGATGACAGAGAGAACTTGTGGAGAACTGCATGGAACCATGATGTCATAGAAGCTCGTCATGTCACCCACTGGATGCCCTTGCCTGAACCACCTGGGGAGGGATGACCATGATGGATGTATGGTACAACATGGATGTGAGTCCACCGGACAGTTCATTCCTTGGGAAACAGATTATTGTTTCTGTTATTCCAAGATACGGACAGCCGTACACGGAAGCAATCCGGTGGGCTGGCCTGAAGAACTATGTGCAGGCATCCTGGCCCATCGTGACACACTGGATGCCGCTGCCGGAACCTGCACCCTATGCGTTCAAGTTATAAGCAAGTTACCAGCAAGTTAAAAGCAAGATGTAATCAAACATCAGAAAGGAGAACTATCATGAAGAATCTGTATATCTGGATGAACAACAATATGAAGATCGTTGCTATCTGCTGGATCATCTGTCCGCTTCTGTCTGCCGTGATTCCCGGTCTGTCTGGCCCTGTCGCTGCCCTGGTTTTCCTTGTGTCCCTGTTCTTTGGCCTGGGTGACTATGTGGCAGGCTGGTGGGATGACCTTCCTGTTGCAAAGGAGGAACAGTGATGACCAACACGGTCATCACTTCCGGCAGGGTGTATCGCAAATGCTGGAAGTGCAAGCAGGAATGGAACGTGTCACGGCTGGAACCCTTTGATCCGTATGACAAGTACATCTGCCCCACCTGCGAGAAGAACCAGATCCTGAAGGAACGACTGAAGAAAGGAAGGTGCAACGATGCCTGAATGTAAACTGTGCGGTGAACCTGTCACTGCCGGGATCGTGATACATAAAGACTGCCTGACAGAACTGCTGAAGAAAGTCAGGAACGATGTCTGCAACTACTGCTGTAAATGGGCCATGATCTGCCAGGACAAAAAGAACCTTGCCGAGCGGCACTGTTGCCTGTGCGAAATGTCGAAGCTGGCAGACCTGCTGAAAGAAGGTGGAAGTGATGCGTGAAATCCTGTTTCGTGGCAAACGCATGGATAATGGTGAGTGGATCGAGGGTGCTTACTTCCCCGAAAGTGACCCGTATCCAGCAACTATCTTCCACGGGAAACATAACTCGCTTGGCGATTACGTTGACCCCGCCACCGTCGGCCAGTTCACCGGCCTGCTGGACAAGAACGGCAAGCGGATTTTTGAGAACGATACCGTGAGATTCAAGCGCAAATTTGTCCACGGGGGAGCGGGCGTCAGGATCGGCAGAATTGTTTATGATGAGCGAAACGCCCGATTCCGCATAAGCGATTCGGATGATTATATTTGTTGGGACATCTACGAGGTCGAAGATATTGAGGTCGTCCACGACAACCCCGAACTTCTGAAAGAAGGTGATACAGATGGCAAAGAAAGAACCGAATAAGGCCCAGGAATATCTGTCGCAGGTCAAGATGCTGGATGCACATATTTTCGACCTGCTGGAAGAAAAAGCAGAATTCGTGGCCTTGCGTGAAAAGATCACATCTTCCTGGGGAACAGAACGTGTTTCCGGTGGGGAAGAACGGGACAGGCTGAATGAGACAACCCACAAGATCCTTGAAATCGAGCGGAACATCAACGAAAAAGTTGATGAACTGGTGGATAAGAAGGTTGAAATCAGGAAAGTCATCGAACAGATCAAGGATCCTGACCAAGTGAAACTGCTTTTCAAGGTTTATTTCCGGTTTGCAACCCTGGAACAAGCGGCGGTGGAATTGGGCTGCTGCTACAGAAACGCCTGCTACATCCACGGTGATGCACTGTCGGAAGTGGAAAGGATAATGAACAGCCGATGAAATATGGAGGGTGTATGTTTTGCGACAAAACGGTTGATTGTGCGCTTGACGGGAAGCCTTCTGATGATTGCCCTGTGGAAGCCATGATCAAAGCACAGGAAGAACTGAAGCAAGGCTTGAAAGAAATTCTGCTTGCATCCGGTTTCTTTAAGTTTGCAATCTGGATTCTTGAAAAACTATCTGCCTTGCTAGGAGATAAAAAATAATCTTCGAGCGGAACCCGAAAAGTTTTCACTAGATTTCATAGAATTTCATATTTTCGCTGTGATAGTATTATACTGCAAAAGAAAACAAAACTTATTCTGACCAGACAGGGTTTTTTACTCCTTCCCCTGTCTGGTTTTTGTTTTCCCAAAAAGAAGGGGAATCTGCTTGAAAGAAGGTGATGATTGTGGCAGATAAGAAAATGACGGAAAAACAGATGCGGTTCTGTGATGAATACCTGACTGACATGAACGCAACACAGGCCGCAATCAGAGCCGGATATTCAGAAAAAACAGCATACAGTCAAGGTCAGCGATTGTTGAAGAATGTTGAAGTCAAAGCATACATTGATGAACAAATCGAACGAATACATTCCGAAAAGACCGCTGATGCACAGGAAGTCCTGGAATATCTGACATCTGTGATGCGTGGAGAACACAAAGAACAGGTCTTATATCTGATTGGTGATGGTATGCAGTCGGTCAGAAATATTGAAGTATCTGCCAGGGACAGGCTGAAGGCCGCTGAAATGCTTGGCAGGGCGCACATGATGTTCACTGACAAGGTGCAGCAGGATGTTGACTATGATCTGAACATCACCGTGAAAAGGGTGTGATGCTTCATGGATCTGAACCTGGAACTGAATGCCTGCTTTGCAGAAGTGGATGAAAGCGACAAGCGGTACATTGTCATGAAAGGTTCTGCCGGTTCCGGTAAGAGCGTTGACACCGCTGCAAACTATATCATCCGTTTGATGAATGACAAGGGCAGGAACCTTGTCTGTATCAGAAAGTCAGACATCACCAACCGTGACAGCACCTTTGCAGAACTGTCCGGTGCTATTTACCGGATGTTTGGTGATAAGGCTGACCAATACTGGAAGATCAATATGTCCCCATTGAAGATGACCTGCAAGGCAAACGGCAATGAGATCATCTTCAGAGGAATGAACGATGAAAAGCAACGTGAAAAGCTGAAGTCCATCACATTCCAGAAAGGCAAGCTGACCGATGTTTGGTGTGAAGAAGCAACCGAACTGACACAAGCTGACTTTGAAATCATTGATGACCGTTTGCGTGGCATCTTGCCTGCCGGTCTATTCTATCAAATTAGACTGACCTTCAATCCAGTGAACAAAAACCACTGGATCAAGAAGGTCTTTTTTGATATTCCAGATCCTGATGTCCTGTGTCATCACTCCACATATCTGATGAATCATTTCTGTGATGATGCCTACAAGCGGCGCATGGAAAGAAGAAAGATCGTGGATCCTGAAGGTTACAGGATATACGGCCTTGGTGAATGGGGTGAGATCGGCGGTCTGATCCTGAAGAATTGGGAAGTCAAAGAAATATCACAAGACCTGGATGACTATGACGGCATATCCATTGGACAGGACTTTGGTTTCAACCATGCAAATGCAATCCTGCTGCTTGGTTGGAAGGATGGGAATGTCTACATCCTGAAAGAAGTGTATGTCTTTGAGAAGGACACCACAGAGATCATCCCGATTGCTGAAAATGCTGACATCCCCAAAAACAAGGTCATGTGGTGCGATTCAGCAGAACCCGACAGAATCAAGATGTGGAAGAATGCTGGATTCATAGCAAAGCCAGTGAAGAAGACCAAAAGGGCCAAAGACAAAACCTATATCACCGGTCAGATCGACTGGCTGAAGCAAAGAAACATCTTTGTCCATCCGTCTTGTGTGAATACCATCAAGGAATTGCAGCAGTGGAAATGGCAGAAGGACGAAAAGACCGGGGAATACCTGGACATTCCCGTTGCCTTCCAGGACGATGCAATGGCTGCCCTGCGATATGGGGTGGAATCCTGGCGCAAAGGCGGCGGCTGGATGAATTAAACATGGGGGAACAAATATGCTAACTGTACAAGAAATCAAAACCCTGATTGACAACGATGCTTCAAGCAAAAAGAAGCAGTTTGCAAGGGTTGGTCAGCGATACTATGAAGCAGATCACGACATCAAGGATTTTCGGATCTTCTTCTTTGATGCTGATGGCAAACTGAAGGAAGACAAGACCAAAAGCAACATCAAGATCTGTCATCCCTTCTTCACAGAGAATGTGGATCAGACTGTCCAGTATCTGTTGTCTGGTGAAGGTGGCTTTGTGAAGTCCGATGATCCCAAACTTCAGGCCGAACTGGATGCCTACTTCAACGAAAACGAAGACTTTGTGACAGAGTTGACCGATGTTCTCACTGGTGCTGTTGCCAAAGGCTTTGAAAATATGTACGCATACAAAAACGCTGAAGACAGAACTGCTTTTTCCTGTGCAGACAGCCTGGGTGTGGTGGAAGTCAAGGCAAAGGAAACCGATGACGGCTGTGAATATGTCATCTTCCATTACATTGACAACATCGGCAAAGAAGGCAAGAAAGTCAGACGGATCCAGGTATGGGACGATAAGCAGACCGAATTCTTTTGTCAGGTGGATGACGGTCAGATCACAAAGGATGCAGATGAAAAGATCAACCCAAGACCGCATATCATATGGAAGAACGAAGGGGATGAAGACACATACTTTGAAGGGTATGGGTTCATTCCCTTTTTCCGGTTTGATAACAATAAAAAGCAATTCAGCGGCCTGAAGCCTATCAAGGCCCTGATTGATGACTATGATCTGATGTCCTGTGGGCTGTCCAATAACATCCAGGACACCAATGAAGCCCTTTACGTGGTCAAGGGCTTTTCCGGCAACAACCTGGACGAACTGATGGTCAACATCAAGACCAAAAAGCACATTGGCGTGGATGAAGATGGTGGTGTGGACATCAGAACCATCGACATCCCCTATCAGGCCAGACAGACCAAGCTGGAACTGGACGAAAAAAACATCTATCGTTTCGGTATGGCCCTGAACACTGCCGGTCTGAAGGACACCAATGCAACCACCAACCTTGCAATTCAGACGGCCTATTCCCTGCTTGATCTGAAGTGTAACAAGCTGAAGAACCGGCTGAAGCAGTTCATGAGAAAGCTGCTGAAGGTGGTGCTGAAGGAAATCAATGACCGGGAAGGTACGGACTATCAGCAGAAGGATGTCTATTTCGTGTTTGAAAAGGACATCCCAACCAATGCAAAGGAAAATGCAGAAGTTGAACTGACAGAAGCCCAGCGGAAGCAGACGGAAATCGGAACCCTGCTGAATATCGCTTCCTATCTGGACAATGAAACCCTGATGAAGCAGATCTGCGAACAACTGGACATTGACTACAATGAGATCAAAGACAAACTTCCTGATCAGGATGAAGGGGATCCCTACCAGGTGCAGACTGCACTGGATGCCATTCAGCCTGAAGATGATCCTGTTGGCGGTGATGTGATTGAATAAGCGACAGAAGGAAGTCATTCAGTCGCAGTTAAAAGCTGAAAAGAAAGTCCTGAAACAGATTGAAAAGCAGTACACGGCTGCACTGAATGACATCAACACCAAGATCAGGATTTTGCAGTCCGATGAACTGACACAATCCAGGATCTACCGTATCGAACACCAGAAGGCCCTGAAAAGTCAGGTATCCGGTATTCTGGACAAGCTGCATTCAGAAGAATACAGCACGATAGATCAGTTCCTGAAGGACAGCTACACCAGCGGATTTATCGGCACGACTTATGACCTGTTTGGTCAGGGTGTGCCGTTGATCATGCCCATTGATCCCAAGGAAGCGGTCAGGGCTGTGATGACAGATTCCAAGATCAGTGGTGGTCTGTATAATTCCCTTGGTGTGGATGTGAAGAAGCTGAAGAAGTCTATCAGCGCAGAGATCAGCCGGGGCCTTGCTTCAGATATGTCCTATGAGGATATAACCAGGAATATTGCAAACACCACGAAAGCACCACTAAGCAGGGCCAGGACGATTGTTCTGACGGAAACCCATCGGATCAAGCAGGCATCCACCAGGGATGTCCAGGTCAAAGCAAAGGAAAAGGGTGCAGATGTGCTGAAGCAGTGGAATTCCACCCTGGACGGTGAAACCCGAAAGACACACAGGAAACTGGATGGTCAGATCCGGGAAGTGGATGAACCATTTGAAATGGATGGCAAGGAAGCCATGTATCCCGGTGACTTCAATGATCCTGCTGAAGACTGCAACTGCCGGTGTGAATCCCTGACCAGGGCAAGGTGGGCTTTGGGGGAAGATGAACTTCAGACCTTGAAGGAACGTGCTGAATTCTTTGGTCTGGACAAGACAAAGGATTTTGAGGACTTCAAGGGGAAGTATCTGAAGGCTTCTGGTGTGCATTCTGTTGGAACCATAGAAAAACCCATCAGGCCAAAGAAACGAAATTTTGATAGTGATGAATCGTATCAAACAGCTTTGGACAATTACAGGGATTTGAAAAACAAGTACGATGAACAGTTTGATGAAATCATTCAAAATGCTTTGAATGCAACACCGGTATTTCAGACCAAAGAACAGGTTGTCGAGTGGACAAAGAAAACCGGAATCACGATTGACAATAAAGTTCTTGAAACCGTTGATTTACGGGCCTTCAATGAAGTGAAGACTACGCTTGAAGAAATGCTTGTGAAATATCCGGCACTCAAATCCTATGAAATTGAAGATTTCACAGGAAAAAAATTCAAGACAGTTTTCAACATTGGCCTGACAGATGATGGACTGTTATCGGCAAACGGTGGTTTCAACTTCAACCAAAGATTGTTCCAGGATTACGAACACGGTCTGCGTGAAGGTCTTGAACTGATGACAACTGATTTCAATGTTCGTGGTGATGGTAGTTTTTCAACGATTGTCAGACATGAATTCGGACACAATGTGCAATCCTATATTGAAAACAACATTTCCAGCAAGTATCATCATAATGTGGATGACTGGAAAATCAATTTCAAGACATTTGATGAATGGAAGGCCGCTGACAAGGCATATTGGGACGAACGGCATAAATATCAAACGGAATTGGTTTCACTTGCTAATTTGAAGGGTGCTTCCGAATATTCACAAACAAATGAACTGGAATTGTTTGCAGAAGGCTTTGCTGAATACACATCTGGTGGCAACAGTGAATTCGGGAAGGCTTTCGGGGAATTCCTTGATAGGTGGTATAAATAATGCACATAGTTTTCACAGAAGAAGAAAAAGAGTGGATCGACAAGAAACTTTTTAATTGGACTGTAAAAGACGGTTGCCCTGAAGCAATCAAAGAAAGTCTTGAAAAGAAGTTGAAGCTGCTGAAACAGGACAAAGATGTTTAAGTATCTTTTTTCATCGTTCCCAAACTACACAGAACAGATGTATGAAGGGAACGAACCTTGTGGGAAAGGTCATGAACTTGTCGAAGGTGGGTTTGCTGACCGGTGGAGTTGCAAGTGGGGATCTGCTGAAACAAATGGAAACAGGATCATCCACGCATCATTTTCAATCAATCAGAAAATCAATATCTTCATTGTTGGAAGCACGTTGTGGATCACAGATTTTCGGCATATAGGGAAATCGGATGTGTGGGAATATAGCAACAATGATGACATCAGATTCCCTGGATCGCCTTGTTTGAGTGAAGCAAGCAGGCACGAACTAGAGAAAGATAAGATTGAAAAGATATTGAACACCAATATTCCATGCAAGCTGTGGGAGTTGGTTCAGCAAAGAGCAAAAGAGTTATACCAAGCATCCTGAAAAGGGTGCTTTTTTCATGCCATGAAGGGGGTGATGTTATGGCTAAAAAGAGCAAGCCAAAGAATCCACATAAATACTGCTTCAGCAAGAAACTGCTGATTGCAGATTATGTGATCCTTCTGCTGATGATCATTTCGTTCTTTGTGTTCACTATGAATGGGCATGACACATCGAACTGTGCTGTGGTTGTCGGTGCGTGGATCGCACAGATTGCCATTTCCAGTGGTTGCTATTACTGGAAGGCTAAGAGTGAAAACCTGATCAAAATGCCCATCGAATTACTGGATGACCTTGACGATGAAATGAGGGCAAAAGCAGATCCCAACCAGATCATTGCATCTGTCCTGGGCATCGGTACACATCAATGAAGAAAGGAGAATGACAAATGGAACAGATTATTGACATCATCATCAAGATCGTTGCAACCCTGCTGCTTGCCGGTGCGGGTTGGCTTGGAAAGTATGTGGTTTCCTATCTGCGAAACAACCTGGACGAAAAGAACATTGCCTTCCTGGACACCTTTGTTGCTGAACTGGTGGCTGCTGCCGAACAGATGTATGCAAAGGATGATCCTGACGGCAGTATTCGCCTGGGCTATGTCCAGGAAATGCTGGTGGAAGCAGGCTATGAAATCACTGATGCTGTCCAGGCTTTGATTGAATCCAAAGTATACGACATCAACATTCTGAACCGTTCTGTGAAGGTGGGTGAAACTGCATGAACCTTCGCAAATGTTTTGCAACCAATAACCAGTGCTATAAGAACGCAAAGAAGATGACTGTCAAAGGCATCATGGTTCACAGCACTGGTGCAAACAATCCGAACCTGAAACGCTATGTTCAGCCTGATGACGGCCTGTTGGGTGTCAATCCCTATGGGAATCATTTCAACACCCTGAAACCCGGTGGAAGATCTGTTTGTGTCCATGCCTTCATCGGCAAGTTGAAGGATGGCAGCATTGCAACCTATCAGATCATGCCTTGGAATTGGGTTGCATGGCACAGCGGCGGTGGTTCTAAGGGCTATGCCTACAACATGGGATACATCGGTTTTGAAATCTGTGAAGATGGCCTGACCGACAGAACCTACTTCAACAAAGTCTATCAGGAAGCGGTGGAACTGTGCATCTATCTGTGCAAGCAGTACAACCTGGACGAAAATGACATCATCTGTCATTCCGAGGGTCACAAGAAAGGCATTGCTTCCAACCACGGGGATGTCATGCACTGGTTCCCCAAACACGGCAAGAGCATGGACACCTTCAGGGCCGCAGTCAAAGCCGGTCTGGTCAAGCCTGCAAAGAAGCCCACAGAACCCGCTGTGAAGCCCACGGCAAGCAACATGGGCAAGGTTGTTGTAGAGCCTGCCAAAGCACTGCACAAGGCATATTCTAGGCCCTGGACGGTAAACGCAAAAAGCGGTCTGAATATGCGTGTTGGTGCAGGAACAAACAAAGACATCATCAAGACTTTGCCCTATGGTTCCAAGGTGCATTGCTATGGTTACTACACCGACAATGCCGGAACTATTTGGCTTTATGTTGTAGATGATGCAGACGAAAAGGGCTATGTGTCCAAAGCATATCTGAAGTGATGAAAAGACTGCTGGAAACAGTGGTCTTTTTATATTTCGCCGGGGACGGCGTAAAACATCTATTTCTTCCGTGATGCAACCACGTTAAAAGCGTATAGAAATTCGGAAAGGACGAACAAATATGACTATTGCAGAAATTCTGAAAGCAAAGGGCGTTGCTGATGATGTTGTCCAGGCCATTCTGGATGACATGAAGGCAAACAAGATCTTCACTTCTTCTGAAGAAAATCTGGACATCCGATATGGCAAGCTGAAGACTGACCACGAAGGCACGGTGAAGGAACTGACTGAAGCACAGAACCTGATCAATGACCTGAAGAAGGCAAGCAAGGGCAATGAAGATCTTCAGGGTAAGATCACCGCCTATGAAGGCCAGGTCGCACAGCTTCAGAAAGAACTGGAACAGACCAAGCTGGATGCAGAAATCAAGGTTGGTCTTCTGGCAGAAAAGGCCCTGGATGTTGACTATCTGACCTTCAAGCTGAAGGAAAAGGGTGAATTGGCCCTGGATGAAAACGGCAAGATCAAGGGGTGGGAAGACAAACTTGCTGCCCTGAAAACCCAGCTTCCCAATCAGTTTGAAGCGGCAGGCCAAAAGAAGGTCATTGAAAACAGACTGCCTGAAGGTTCTGCCGGTGGTGAAGCAGAACCCAAGTCCCTTGCTGATGCACTGCGAATGACCTACGAAAACAACAACTAAAACGAAAAGAAAGGTGATTGAATCATGGCTATGACTTTAGCTGAAATGAAAGTCGGTCTGTCCGACAAGGTGGCACGACAGGTTGTTGACATCTTCCTGCGTGAATCCGAAATCCTTCAGATGCTTCCGTTCGACAACTGCGTTTCTCCCCAGGGCGGCAGCACTCTGACCTATACCTATATGCAGAAGAAGCTGCCTTCTGTGGCTGGTTTCCGTGCGCTGAACACTGAATACACCGCAAACCAGGCAACCCTGGAAAAGAAGTCTGCTGACCTGAAGATCTTCGGCGGTAAGTTCTCTATGGATCGTGTTCTGAAGCAGGCAGAAGGCCCCTATAACAACATGGCATTCCAGATGCAGGAAAAGATCCTGGCAGCAATCAGCCTGTTCCACTACACCCTGATCAACGGTGATGCAACCACCACCGCTACTGAATTTGACGGCCTGGATCAGATGCTGGTTGGTACTACCAGCGAATTCAACACCAGTGCTGTCATTGACCTTTCCAACCTGGAAAACCTGAAGAACAACGCTGATCAGTTCTATGAAGCCCTTCAGATCCTGATCAACAACACCAAGGCTGATGCCCTGCTGATGAACGGTTCCATGATCGCAAAGATCCAGACTGTGGCACGAATCCTGGGCTATAAGACTGAAAGCGAAACTGCCTTTGGCAGAAAGGTGGTTTCTATGGACGGTGTTCGTTTCATGGATCTGGGCAAGCACTACACCGTTTCTGATGGCACTGTGACCGGCAACGATTGTGTCAAGGCTGGCATTTCCAGAAACGTTGGCACTGCACAGACCGGCCTGACTGACATCTATGCAGTCAAGTTCGACATCAATGACGGTTTCCACGGTGCTTCTCTGACCGGCAACGGCGTTCTGAGACAGTATCTGCCTGACTTCAACACTCCTGGTGCTGTGAAGGATGGCGAAGTGGAAATGGTTGCAGCTACCGTCCTGAAGAACACCGCAAAGGCCGGTGTCCTGCGAAACATCAAGATCGGTTAAACGAAAGGAAGGAATCAAGATGGCAACTAAGAAAACTGCAAAGAATGAAGCAAAGATGTTCAAGGTCATCGTGAAGACCAACCCCACTTTCTGTGGGGTTGGTGCTGGTGGCGTTCACTTTGCCAACGGTCAGGCCGTGATCAGTGAAGGCAGAATGTGCGACTGGTTCAAGGAACACAACGGCTATGAAGTCACTGAAGTTGACGAACCCGCTCCTGCCACTACTCCCGAATCTGAAAATCCTGAAGAATAACAGGCGGTGATGACAGATGATCATGACTGTTGCCGAGTTAAAGCGATTCGTTGAAACGAATGAAGATGAACAAGTGCTTGAAGCTAGACTTCAAGCACTTGAACTTCTTATTCGGGCATACACAAATAACAACTTCCAGGTCAGGGCCTTCAGAACGGTTGCTGTTGCATCTGCTGCCGATAAAAGTTTACAGGTCAACGGCACTGTTCCTTTTGCTGCTGGTGACACCTTACAGATCACGGGGTCTGCTTTGATGCCCGATGAACTTGTAACAGTGAACGCTGTGGAAATCGGAAAAATCACAGTCAATGAAGATCTGTATGATGAAACCGGCGTGACCGTCACCAAAGTCAAATATCCAAGGGATGTGCAGATGGGTGTGGTGAATCTTTTCAAGTGGGAACAGAACAACCGGGACAAGGTTGGCGTGTCCTCTGAAACGATTTCCCGTCATTCTGTGACCTATTTCAACATGGACGGGGAAAACTCCATCATGGGGTTCCCCAAGTCCCTGTTGGGGTTCCTGCGGCCTTACAGGAAAGCAAGGTTTGGAAGGGGTGTTGATGTATGACCGGTATAGGCGGAAACATCAACGCAAAGATCCAGGTCTATACCACCACCAAGAATGAGATTGGCGAAAGGGAAAAGACCTGGGCTGATGTCCAGACCATCCGGGGCTGGCTTGACCTGTCTTCCGGTGATTCCAGATACACCACCTTCTATGCAAAGATCCAGGAAAGCACTCACATCTTCATTGCTGACTATGTTGACCTGGATCCAAAGATCACCGCCGAACAATCCAGAATGTCCATCAATGGTTTCGTCTATGACATCCTGCTGATCGACAATCCAATGGAATTGCAAAAGGGTTCCCAACTGGAATTCTATCTGCGATTCACGGGGAGACAGTGAAATGGCTGTTGAATTTCTTGACTTCAGCATAGAAGTCAAGGATGCCCTTGAAGATGCGGTGACTGCTTATCTGCATGAAGCAGCAGGTGAACTGGAAGCACAGACGAAACGCAACACAAGACAGGGATGGAGGTACAGAGATAAAACAGCAACATCCCTTTGGAAAAGTGAAGTGGACGAGGGCGAAAAAATGGCCCAGGTTGGAAGCCCCGATGAAGCTGGATATTGGGAAGAATTTGGTACAGGTGAATATGCCTTGAACGGTGACGGCAGAAAAGGCTGGTGGGTGTACGTTCCCGGCAGCGGCGATTCCCCAAGAGGGGGGCAGAAGTATTACACCAAAGAAGAAGCACTGCAAATCATGGCTATGCTGCGAGCAGACGGCCTGGATGCACACATCACTGATGGTAACGAACCCAACAGGCCGCTTCACAGGGCGTTCACAAGCCTGAAATCTCCCTTGATTCGCAGGGCTGAAGAAGTGCTGAAAGGAAGGATGGGATGAAGTGACAAAGGAAGCGTTGAAGATCATATCCGATGACATGGCATCCCTGGGCATTGAATATGACATCGGCACATATTCCGGCGATGAAAAAGGGAAGGTTATCTATCCCTATTTCGTGGGAGAATACCAGGAAATAGAGCCGTACACGGAAGACGGCCTTCAGGAAACCATGTTCATGCTGAATGGCTTTTCCCGTGGTTCCTGGTCGGCGTTGGAAGAAGCCAAAGAGAAAATCGAACGACATTACAGCAAAGTGGATGGCAATAGGATGATCACCGCAAACGGTACGGCGGTGGTCATTTTTTATGCCAATTCTCTGATCGTTCCCACAGGGGATGCGGAACTGAAAAGAATCCAAATCAATCTAAGAGTAAAAGAATGGAAGGTGAAATAATATGGCTTTTGAAGAACTGAAGTCCAGTGGTATCACCGCCGAAACCCCGAAGAATATCCTGCTTGGTGCAGGTACGCTTCACAAGGGCCTGACCTTCACTGATGGCAAGTGGAACTTTGAAGAATCCCTGATCGGTGCTACTTCTGGCGGCACTAAGATCAGCATTGTCCCTGAATTCAAGGACATCGAAGTTGACGGCGCACTGGTGAAGGTGAAGGGCCTTGCCGTGAAGATCGGTGAAACTGCAACCGTGGAAACCAACATGGTTGAACTGACTGCTGACTGGATCAAGAACACGGTTGTTGGTCAGGAAGGTGAATCCAAATACGAAGGCTTTGATGTCATCGAATCCAAGCGGCAGCTTGAAGATGGTGACTACATTGAGAATTTCGGTTTCATCGGCAAGAAGCTGAATGGTGATCCCGTCATCATCATCTTCGACTATGCCCTTTGCACTTCCGGCTTTGAGCATGAAGGCAAGAACAAGGAAAACGGTGTGTTCAAGGCAACCTTTGAATGTTATGCTGAACTGTCCAGTGAAGCAGACGTTCTGCCCTATCACATCTACACTCCTTCTACCACCTAACGAACGAAACACAGGAACATCTTCATTTGAGGGTGTTCCTGTGTTTTTCGTATTCAACACAGAAAGGAATGTTTTTCTATGAACGAAATGAACACGGCAAAGGCTTATGAACTGCGAACCCTGTGTGCAGAAGATGTCTTCCCTATGTTCAAGATTATTTCCAAAATCGGCATCAAGGAATTCAAGTCCTGTTTTGAAGCCGAGGATGTCAAGGAAGCAATCAAGAGCGCAACGAACGGTGAAACCCAGGATGGCCTGGAAGTCATCGGTCTTGGTGTTGCCCTGGAAATTGCCAGTGTGATCATGGCAAACATTCCCCAGGCAAAGGAAGACATCTATCTGTTCCTGGCACAGGTTTCCGGTATGTCCAAGGATGACATCAGAAACCTTCCCATTTCCACCTTCACCGAAATGATCATTGATGTGGTGAAGAAAGAGGAATTCAAAGATTTTTTCGGGGTTGTCTCCAAGTTGTTCAAGTGAATGACATCAAGTTCCTGGATCTGCTGTTCAAGCGGTACGCAAGCCCAATGGAACTGCTGAACCAGATGATCAGGACAGGCCGCTTCTCTGAATTTGTGGATGAATTCATTTCTATCTACAACGAAGAAACAGAAGAAAAGGTCATGTGGGAATTCTGGTGTCACAAGGTCTTTGATATGTCCTATCAAGACTTTTTGAACAAGAGCAAGGGAACAACATCCAAAGCATCGGAAAAGCCTTCACAGGAAATCCTGGAAGCAACCGTGATGGAATCCAGAGAGATACTAAACAGCTTTTGCCCTTCCTAAGAAAGGGGAAAGCATGGAACTTTTCAAGCTGCTTGGAACCATTGCTGTTGACAGCAGTGGAGCAACACAAGCACTGGACGATGTTTCACAAAAAGCCGGATCCACAAGCAACGAAGTGTCATCGGCAGTTTCCAAGATCGGCACTGTTGCCGGGAATATCGCAAAAGGCATCGGCATTGCCGGTGCTGCCATTGGCGGTGCGTGGATTGCGGCTATCGAAGGATCGAGAGAATACAGAACGGAAATGGGCTTGCTGGAATCTGCTTTCAAGACGGCAGGCCATTCTTCCACAGAAGCAAAGAACACCTATTCGGAATTGAATGCTGTCCTGGGTGACAGTGGGCAAGCGGTTGAAGCATCACAGCACATTGCCTTGCTTGCTGACAACGAAAAGGAACTTCAAACCTGGACAGACATCTGCACTGGTGTCTATGCCACGTTTGGTGAATCCCTTCCAATCGAAGGGCTTGCTGAAGCAGCGAATGAAACAGCCAAAACAGGAATCCTGACCGGTGGTTTGACCGATGCTTTGAATTGGGCGGGTATCAGTGAAGAAGCGTTCCAGAAGAAACTGGATGCCTGCACCACGGAGCAGCAACGGCAAGACCTGATCATGAACACCCTGAATGGCACATACAAGAAAGCATCTGACCAATACAAGGAAACCAATAAAGATGTCATAGCTTCACAGAAAGCCCAGGAAAAGCTGACAGATGCTTTTGCTGCCCTTGGTGCTGTGGGTGAACCTATATTGACGGCTATCAAAAACAAGGTTGCCGAAATGGTTTCTGTTGCTGTGCCAAAACTTCAAACCTTTGTCAATAAGGTGAAAGATTTGAAGAAATGGATCCAGGACAACAAACAGACCATTCAAAACTGGGTGGCTGTGATCATCGGCGCAACGGTTTCCATCGGTGCATTCCTGTTGGTGCTGAAATGGGGTTCCATCTTGAGTGCTGCGACAAAGGCCGTGAAAACGTGCAGGGCGGCACTGGTGTTGTTCAATGCAACATTAAGGGCAAACCCTGTGGGGCTTGTGATCAGCCTTCTGGCGGGGCTTGTGGCGGCTTTCGTGTACCTATGGAACAATAACAAATCGTTCCGTCAGTTCTGGATCAATATGTGGGACAAAATCAAATCCGTTGCGGGATCTGCGGTCAGTTGGGTCAAAGGCAAGTTCAACGACTTCAAATCTGTGGTCAGCAATGTTCGCAACAGGTTTGACGAAATCCGCAAGGGTATTGCTGATAAGCTGAACGGGGCAAAAGATGCTGTCAAATCTGCCATTGACAAAATCAAGGGCTTTTTCAAATTCAAGTGGTCACTGCCAAAGCTGAAGATGCCTTCCTTCAGTATGTCCGGCAAGTTCAGCCTGAACCCGCCTTCTGTCCCCAAAATCGGCATCAAGTGGAACGCTGAAGGCGGCATCCTGGATGAAGCAACGATATTCGGACGGATGGGAAGTACACTGCTTGGAGCGGGTGAAAAGGGGCCTGAAGCGATTGCGCCCATTGATGTCCTGTTGGGCTATGTACGGACAGCAGTGCAAACAGAAAACGAAGGGATCATCAGGACACTGATTGAACAGAACAGGATCCTGATGGATTTCCTTGCCAGGATCGTTCCTTCCGGTGTCAGGCTTGACAGCGGGGTTCTGGTGGGTGAACTGGTTCCCGCCATTGATGGCAGACTTGCTGACAGGTGGGAACATTCAAAGAGAGGAAACACAAGGTAAGGCCACGTTGAACCGTGGCCTTTTTCTATTCCCAACGAAAGAAGGGATACCAATGGAACTATTTAAGTTATTCGGAACAATCGCAATCGAAAACGAAGAAGCCAATTCCAAGATCAACGAAACCACGGAAAATGCTTCTGGTGCAGGTGACAAGATTTCGTCCGCTTTGAAGAAGGTGGGCGGTATTGTCGCAACTGCTTTTGCGGTTGAAAAAATCAAAGAATTTGGTGCTAATTGCATCAATGCGGCAGCAGATGCCAGTGCTATGACTTCGCAGTTCTCACAGGTGTTCGGTGAACTGGAAAGCACGGCAAGCGCAAACCTTTCTGCAATCGCTGAAAACACAGGCATTGTGGAAAACCGGTTGAAGGGCAGCTATACACAGATTGCGGCCTTTGCAAAGACCGGCGGCATGGAAACGGCTGATGCCCTTTCCCTGGCTGACCGTGCAATGGTTGCTGTGGCAGACAGTGCCGCCTTCTATGATCGGAGCCTGGAAGAAACCACAGAAAGCCTTCAGTCCTTCCTGAAGGGCAACTATGAAAATGATGCTGCCCTGGGCCTGTCCTGTACAGAAGTGACCAGAAATGCCGCTGCAAATGAACTGTACGGCAAATCCTTCAATGAACTGTCTGAAGCACAAAAGCAGTTGACCTTGCTTCAGATGGTCGAGGATGCAAACAAGCTGTCTGGTGCTATGGGACAGGCGGCAAGAGAATCCGACACCTGGACGAACCAGACCGGCAACCTGAAGCAGGCATGGACGGATTTTCAGTCCGTGATTGGCGCAAGGTTTTTGCCTGTTGCGGTTTCTGTAGTGACAAAGATGCAGGAACTGTGTGTGTGGATGACACAGAACCAGGGGATCGTCATTGCCCTTGCATCGGCTGTTGGGATCCTGGTCGGTGCGATTGGCTTGTACAACGCTGTGCAGGCCGTCAAGACGGCAATGAATGCCGCTGAAGTAACATCCCTTGGTGCTTTGATTGCTGCGAAGTGGGCTGATGTGGCGGCAACCACAGCAATGCTGGCCCCATATGCCTTGATCGTGGCGGCAATCGCTGCTGTCATAGCAATCATCGTGGTGTGTGTCCAACATTGGGATCAGATCAAGGAAAAGGCAATCGAAGTCGCACAGAAAATCAAAGCTGATTGGCAGTTGTTTGTTGCGGATATGAAGACATTTTTCTCTGACTTGGTGAATGCTGCTTCCAACGCCTGGAATTCCATCAAAAGCACAGCTTCCAGTATTTGGGGAAGTATCAAGTCAGAAATCGAATCCAAGATCAATGCTGCCCGTGATGCGGTAAAAACTGCCATTGACAAGATGAAGTCCTTCTTCAACTTTGAATGGAGCCTGCCCAAGCTGAAACTGCCGCACATCAGTGTTTCTGGTTCCTTCAGCCTGAATCCACCTTCTGCACCAAAATTCGGTATTGAATGGTACAAAAAGGGCGGTGTCCTGATGGAACCCACGGCCTTTGGTCTGAATCCCGCAACCGGGAAGGTCATGGCGGGTGGTGAAGCTGGCCCTGAAGCCGTTGCACCGATTGATGTCCTTCAGAACTATGTTGCTGAAGCTGTGGCCGGTCAGAATGCAGGTGTTCTGAATGTCCTGGAACAGATTCTGCTTGCAATCCTGGCCCTGGATGAAAACATGGGCGGCAACCTGAAGAAGGCCCTGGAAGGAACGAAGCTGTCTGTGAACAACCGTGAATTCGCACGACTGGTCAAGGGGGTGACATGATGCTGGAACAACTGCGATATAAGAACCACATGAACGAAGTGTTTGAATTCGGCGTTGACGGCATCTTTGTCAACACCAATGAACTGCACGACTATGAATGGGATGTGACCACGAAGAACAACAAAATCAGTTCCCTGGATTATTCCGTGGTGAACAGGAAGCTGCCAGTGGTCATCATCTGCGAGACAGAAGCCCAGGGGATCCAGGCACGAAACAAGCTGTTTGAAGTGGTGGAGAAGGATGTCCTGGCCCTTCAGCACGGTCAGATCATGGTTGGTGACTATTACTTCAAGTGCTTTGTCACGAAGTCGCAGAAGAAGCAGTATCTGCTTTCCAAGCGGCACATGGAACTTGACCTGACACTGACCAGTGACCGGCCCTATTGGGTGAAGGAATCCACCAGTATGTTCCGCAAGCTGGGTGAAGGTGGCGGTGGTGCAAACCTGGACTATCCCCACGACTTTGCCTTTGACTACTTCAGCGGCATGGGCAACAAAATCCTGATCAACACAGGCTTTGTTCCCACGAACTTCCGTATGATCATATACGGCCCTTGCAAATATCCTGCCGTGTATGTTGCCGGTCATCTGTATCAGGTCAACTGCGAACTGTCAAGCGGGGAATATCTGACCATTGATTCTGTCACGAAGAAGATCTTCAAGACTGCCATTGATGGCACGAAGGTCAACCAGTTCAACCTGCGGGAACGGGACAGCTACATCTTCCAGAAGATTCCCGCTGGCAGCAATCCCGTGATTTGGGAAGGTGACTTTGGCCTTGACATTATCCTGATGGAAGAACGGAGTGAACCGAAATGGACTTGATCTATACAAACCCGGATCGTGAAGACCTGGGCGTTCTGTTTGATTATGAGTTTGACCTTGCTTTCGGTTCCAGTGAAAACAACTTTGAGTGCAAAGTCCAGATGGACAATCACTGCATGGAACCCGGTTCCTTCCTGTACATTGAAGGCACGGAATACGGCGGCATTGTGGACAGTGTTGCTGTGGACACGGAAAACAAGACCGTGACCTATAGCGGCAGAACATGGCACGGCATCCTTGCAGGCAATGTCATTGAGCCAGGGAAAGAAGTGGTTGAGACCATCGTGGAAGAAACGGTTGAAATTCCGAACCCTGGACGGTTGCCTGAAGGGTACAAAGAAGTTGAATACATTCAATCGAGCGGAACACAGTACATTGATACGGAGTTTGTGCCGAATCAGGATACAAGGGTGGTCATTGACGTACAGGCAACAAACACGACAACCGGAGTATTCTTTGGTGGTCGTGGCCCAGGGACAGACAATTCCTTCACCTTGTTTTCTATCAGTGGAGGATACCGAACAGACTTCGGTGCAACAGGGAAAACTGTATCAATCGCACTTGACCCAACAGCACGAAGAATAATCGACAAAAACAAAACTATAACCACCGTCAACGGCACGACATACACCAACGAGAGCGCAACGTTTACTGCACCGACAAGCATGACGGTTCTTGCGGCGAATACATCTGGTACTATCTCATATCAGATTAGTGCAAAACTGTATTCCTGTCAGATTTACGACAACGGCACACTGATTCGTGACTTTGTTCCTTGTATCAATTCCGCTGGTGAAGTAGGTCTGTATGATCTTGTGAATTCCGTGTTTTATGGCAATTCCGGTTCTGGTGTATTTGTTGCCGGGGCTGAAGTCGTTTATGATCCGATTCAGGATGTGATTCAAACTGTGTTCACAAGTGAAGTCAAGTATGACTATCACGTTGTAAATGGGGAAGCAAACACGGTCATCCGTGGCCTGATCGAATACCTGGGCTTGTCCAATATCTTCACAGCGGATGAAGCAGAAAGCGGCATCCTTGTCAAGAATTATCACTTCGAGCGGTACACAGATGCGTACAAGGGCATCCGAAAGATGCTTTCTGAATTCGGCGGGAAGTTGAAACTGACCTACAAACGGGACACGGTGATCCTGTCTGCTGTTCCCCTGGTGGACTACAGCTTGGATGAAGAATTCGATGCTTCACAGGTTGACTTCCAGGTAAAGAAGAACTACAGGCCGGTGAACCACCTGATCTGCCTGGGCAGCGGCAATCTAAAGGACAGACACATCATCCATCTGTTCGCTGATGAATACGGCGGGATCCAACCATACAAGACCACAGAAAACCCGGTCTGTGATGGGGACTATATTCTGGATAAGTCCCAACAGGTGCTTTTTGGTGTGGAAGAAGTGGCTGATGTATATGACTATTCATCGGCACAGACCACAGAAAACTATATTCGTCTGGAAGAACAGCCGGACGATTGGGCCACAAAGTACATGGATTACTTCACCCAGGATGAAACCAGTGGTTACAAAAACGTGGAAGGTGTTCCTGAAGATGTCTACACAGCCCTGACGGAACAGCCTGGTGATTGGGCGAAAAAGTTTGCTTCCTACTTCTACATGACGGAAGAAGGCAAGTTCAAGACGGTGGAAGCTGTGACCACGGACACCTACATCAAGCAGACTGCAAAACCTGTTGATTGGGAAACGAATTGGGCCAATTATTTCACCTACTTCACAGACGGTGTGGAAGATCACTGGAATCCCGTGCAGGCAGATAAGGCTACACGGTATAATGTCCAGACGAAAAAGCCTTCTGATTGGGAAACGAATTACGAAAGCTATTATGCCAATACTTCAGGTACAAAGGTAAAAGCGGTGATAGATGATCTAAGCACATTGAGACCGCCGGAGTGGAAGCCTAAAAGGTACTACACAGCAGAGCAGTACGATGTTGCACCTAGATGGAAAACCGGAACCTATTACACCCTGAATTCAAGCACGGGTGCGCCTGATTTCGTTCCCGGCAGTTATTACAGTATGCAGACAATCATTGTGAACCCGCCTTTTGCAAAGAAGAAGTATTTCCGCAAAGAGTTTGACCACTTCAAAGAAATGCTTGTGGGTGCGCTGGATAAGATGCAGGAGTTCTTCAACTGTGATTCCGTGTCCATTGACCTTGAATTGGAAGGCGTGTATGACATCGGTGACATCGTGGGAGCAACAGAACACGAAACCGGCGTTGCTGTGTGGCAGCCCATCACAAAAAAGATCGTTTCCATCAGCAACAACCAAGAATCTATCAACTATGAAATAGGGGTGATCCAATATGGCTAATATGCACCTTGTAACAGGTTACGCAGGCCGGGAACACATTACGGCAGCAGACCAGGGGGCATTCCATGCTACTGTGATCGGTGGCGGTGAATTCGTGCTTGGAACGGGTAACCAGTTTGCAGCATCCATCATTTCCAACAATCAGGTAAGGGTGCTGGACGGTGACATCTACATGCAGGGCCGGTTCATCCGTCTGGACAAAGACACATACATTGACCTTGCCATTGAGAACGGCGCATCCGGTTATTTCAGAAACGACCTGATCGTTGCCAGATACACACAAAATCATGCAACAGCAATCGAAGAAGTGAACCTTGTAGTCATCAAGGGTGAAGCGGTGATGGAAAACCCGGAAGATCCGGCCTTCACCACTGGTGACATCCTGGTTGCCTGTGATATGCAGAACGACATGCCGTTGTATCGTGTTGTCATTGATGGCTTGAATCTGGTGGAACTGGTTCCGTTGTTTTCTGTCTATGACAGCAACCTTCAGAAGAAGCAGGAAAGAACAGAACTTCTGGAAGAAAGAGATTCTCTTTCGGATGTTGATCACTTCCCTGTTTTCGATGCTTCTACACAGAAGCACAAAAAGGTGCTTTTGTCAAAAATCAAAGATTACCTGAAAAACACCTTTGCCCAAAAGTCACACAGCCATGCAGCGGGTGACATCACCAGCGGGATTCTTCCCACTGATAGGGGTGGCATGGGGACATCCGACCTTTCGGCGTTTGCAGAATCCTTGGGGGTTTGTCGGTTTAAGGTTGGAACTTATGTCGGAACCGGCAAAAGCGGTTCCAGCAACCCGTGTAAAATTAACCTCGGGTTTGTCCCGAAGCTACTGATTGTGGATGACGTTGGTTTGAGTGCAGACTCTAAGACTGGGGCTTCTATGATTGCCTGCTTTTCCAGCCTGACCAATTCCTACGCAAATAAAGTAGCTGCGAATCGTAGTGTCCAGGGCTACACCGATTCGCTCGGTGGTTTGTACCTGGAAAATTATTCGTCCTATTTGTTTTTTAAGTTCGATGGGACTGATCTTTACTGGCATTGCACAAGAGCGAATACCGGAGATACTCCGATACTGATGCAGTGCAACACATCTGGCCACACATTCCTGTTTAGAGCGTTTGGCTGAAAGGAGAACTGACCATGTATTACATCGAAGCAACGCCAAACGAGACGGGCGACTACGGCAACCCTATGGGACAACCTTTCACAGGTTGCCTGAAGCTGCCTGAAGGTCTGCTTTCGTCCTACATCGAAGCAAAAGGATTCGTCATCCTTGATGAAGTGGTTGACGGTGAAGTTGTCAGCCTGGAAGTCAACCAGGAAGCCTTGGATGCCTACCTTGCGGAACATCCTGAAGTGCCGGAACCGGAACCTGAAGCAACCACAGAAGAACTGCTGAACATTCTTTTGGGGGTGTCTGAATAATGAACAAAAGACAGAACATGGAGCAGATCAGAAGGGCTTTGCAGATGTTTATTGCAAGCCTGGACGATGACAAGGCCCTGGAAGTGGCAACTGTCTTCCCGCCTTGGGAAGTGGGCAAGACCTATGCAGAAGGTGAACGGTTCACCTATGGCACAAATGCTGTGGGTGATCCCCAGCTTTACAAGGTCAACCAGGGGCATACCAGTCAGGCTGATTGGTTGCCTGATGACACGCCTTCCCTGTATACGGCAATCGGCCTGGATGACAACGGGTTCCCTGTATGGGCAGCACCTACCGGGGCGCATGATGCGTATAACATTGGGGACATCGTGAACCATGAAGGGGTTCTGTATGAATCCCTGATCAACGGCAACACCACAGTTCCCGGTTCGGATGAAAGATACTGGAAGGTGTACAACGCATAACGCACGAATGCACAAAGAAACGCATGGTATTATATACCGTGCGTTTCCTGTGCGTTTTTTAGTTTTCGGCGGCATCCTTTGAGCGGGATTCGGAGCCAAAGCGGGGGATTCAATTCCAGGTATTTGTTCACGATGTTTGAAAGAACAGATACTTCACTGTCTGTCAATTCATCAGCTTTGATGTGGTTCACCACTGATTGAATCTTCAGGATCGTTTCTGTGGTGATCCCTTCAGAATGTTTGATCACAGTGACAGCATCACACAGGATCTGTTCTTCACGTTTTGACAAATTCAGTTTTTTCATTTCCATCACCTTTGGCATAGATTTCTTCAGAATATCGCTGAAGGGCTTTCAGTTCCCTGGTCAGTCGTTCCAGGGAAACCAGGGCATCCGTGATGCCGTTGAACAATACGATATATTCTTTTTGCATAGCATTCACCTTCTTTCCGATGGCATGATAGCACGAAACACGGTGCAAAACCTGTCGAAAAAAGGTGGATGCTATGACTTTTTTGAAAGGATGGTGAACATGAAAGGGATCACCTTTGGAACCCTTCATTCCTACAATGACCTGCATTTGATTTTGAATGCAAAAGAAATCGGCAGTCCTAACGTGAAGACCAGGAAGATTGACATTGAAGGGGCGCATTCGGCCCTGGATTACACTGATTTTTTCGGTGAACCGACTTATGAAGATGTGACACACAAGTTCCAGTTTTCCACAATCGTTCCACAGGTGCAGTTCCTTTCGTGGTATTCCATCGTCAAGAATGTCCTGCACGGGAAGAAAATGAACATCATCCTGGACGATGATCCTGATTTCTTCTACATCGGCAGGCCGCACGTTTCGGCATTCACTAATGAAAAGAACATCGGCCTGATCACCGTGGAAGTGGAATGTGAGCCGTTCAAGTACAAACGGGAAAAGACGGTGGTTCAAGTGACCGTTTCTGCCACGGAAACCATCAGCTTGACAAACAGCCGGAAACGTGCTGTCCCGGAAGTGGTCATCACCACGGACAGCAGCATCCGCATTGAATACAAGGGGAGTATTTGGGATTTGGGAAGCGGTTCTTTCACGCTGCCAGAACTGGAACTGGTGGAAGGGGAAAACCCTGTGACCTTGACCGGCACAGGAACCATCACCTTCACCTACCAGGAAGGTTCTTTGTAAGGTGGTGGGTCTATGTACAGGGTTTATTGTGACGGCAGTTTGCTATATCACAGCAAGCTGGAAAGCCTGAAGATCTTCAGCCCATCGGTGGAACTGGAAGAAAACAAGACCGGCAGTTTTGACTTCACCATATATCCTGACCATCCCTATTTCAGCCGGATCCAGAAGCTGAAGTCAATCATCACCGTGTTCCAGGATGATTACCTTCTTTTCCGGGGCCGTGTCCTGGATGAAGAAGCGGGATGGTATAACCAGAAAGCGGTCATCTGTGAAGGGGATCTGGCCTTCCTGCTTGACAGTGTTTTGCGGCCTTTCACCTTCAGCGGGACGGTTGCAGAATTCATGGCCTATGTCCTGGAACTGCACAATGCCCAGGTTGACGAACAGAAGCGGTTCCAGATCGGCACAGTGACCGTGGAAGGGTACATCACCCACACGGCAGATGATTACACCACCACCAAGGAAACGGTGGAACAGGTGCTTCTGGAACCCTTTGGGGGCTTTGTCCAGACACGCTTTGAAGATGGCGTTGCTTATGTGGACTACTTTGCAGAAATCAATCTGCTTGCGCCACAGACCATCCAGTTTGGAAAGAACCTGCTTGACCTGAAGCGAATCAGGAAGGGTGCAGATATTGGCACGGTGATCATCCCGCTTGGTGCAAAGCTGAAGGACGAAGAAGGGAAAGACACCAACCAACGGCTGACCATTGCATCTGTGAACGGCGGTGCTGATTTCATCCAGGATTCCGATGCCATAGCAGAATTCACCACGATTGTCAAACGGGCCGTTTTTGATGACATCACGGATCCGGCAGAACTGAAACTGAAGGGACAAGCACAACTTGCTGATTCTGTCAAGCAGTGGGAAACCATTGAACTGACGGCGGCTGACCTTGCCACAGCAGGCCAGGACATCACATCCTTCCACATGGGAACGCAAGTCCGGGTGACATCCAACCCACACGGCCTGGATCAGCTTTTCCGGGTCAGCAAGCTGTCAATCAAACTGCTTGATCCTGCTGCAAACAAGCTGACCTTGGGAAAGACCGTGCCAGCCTTCAGCACAGCCGTCAAGGGCGTTTCGGATGCACAGCGGGTGATTCTTCAGACCGTGGAGAAGAACGCACAGGCGGCATCTGAAGCGGTCTATAACGTGGAACAGAACCTGATGGCATCCATCCAGGTTTCTGAAGAAAACATTCAGTCAACGGTTGCGGAAAACTACTATCTGAAGGAAGACACAGAAGCCCTGGTGTCATCGGTCAGCACAGAGATTGAACAGACAAAGAACAGCTTTGAAATCCAGTTCAATCAGTTCAATGCAGATGTCGAAGCCCTGGCAGCAGGGACGGATGCAGAGTTTGAAGAAATCCGCAAATATATTCGATTTGTGGACGGTCAAATCCTGCTTGGAGAAGTGGGAAATGAACTGGAACTGAAGATCAGCAATGACCGGATCAGTTTTCTTCAGGACGGTGCTGAAGTCGCCTATTTCAGCAATCGGAAACTGTATGTCACGGACACACAGATCCTTCACAGTTTGCAGCTTGGAAACTTTGCCTTCATGCCACGGGCAAACGGGAATCTTTCGTTCAAGAAAATCTAAAAGGAATGATAGGCGTTTCCGGCCACAGAAAGAGAGGTCGGAAACATGGCAACATCAGGAACTATTCAGGAAGCGATTCGGACAGGCTATAGGATCCAGATTGCCTGGACGGTTGATTCCCAATCTGTAGCAAACAACACATCCAAGGTCACGGCAAAGGTGCAGCTTGTGTCCACGGGTTCTTCCTATACCATCAATTCGAGTGCCAGTAAGTCGGGAAGCCTGACCATCAACGGGACGAAGTACACCTTCAACTTCACAGCATCCCTGTCCGGGAACCAGACCAAAACACTGTTCACAAAAACTGTCACGGTGTCACACAATGCGAACGGCACGAAGACCTGTTCCTTTTCTGCAACCTGTGGCATCAATGTCACCCTGTCCGGCACATATTACGGCAATGTTACGGCATCCGGCAGCGGAACCTTCAATACCATTGCCAGGGCTTCCACAATCAGCAGTGTGACATCTTCCGTGTCGGTCAATGGAACCAATGCGGTCACGGTGAACATCACCAGGGCGGCATCCAGCTTCACCCACACGGTTGTTTTCAAGTTCGGCAGTTATTCCAAGACCACCACGGGGGTTGGGACATCCACATCCTATGCAATCCCGACATCCTGGCTGAATGCCATTCCCAATGCTACGAGCGGAACGGCAACGGTCACGGTCACAACCTATTCCGGCAGCACGAAGATTGGATCTGCTGTCAGTAAAAGTTTCAAGTTGACGGTTCCTTCCACGGTGGTTCCCACAATCAGTGCTGTGAGCCTGACAGAAGCGATTTCCGGCATTGCTGCACAGTTCGGGGGCTATGTGCAGAACAAATCCAAGATTGCAGTGAAGATCACGGCGGCAGGGGCTTATTCGTCCACCATCAAGACATACAAGACCACCATTCAGGGGGCTAGTTTTACAAAGGCATCCTTCACATCTGGATTCCTGACCAAGAGTGGGACATCCACCGTGACCATCACGGTCACAGACAGTCGTGGACGGACGGCAAGCACCACCAGGAGTATCACGGTGATTGCCTATGCTGTGCCAAAGATCACAAGTTTCCAGGGTTTCAGATGCCTTGCAGATGGTACGGAAAACTACGAAGGAACACATCTGAATGCTGCTGTGAACTTCAGTATTTCGCCGGTATCGGACAAAAACACGGCATCCTACACCCTGGAATACAGACTGAAAAACACGGAAACCTGGACGGCCTTGACAAGCGGTGCAGTTTATGCTTTGAAGGACAGCATCATCAGTGCATCCGGGTTCATGTCCATTGATAGTAGCTATGACATCCGGCTGACTGTCGCAGACTTCTTCACCACCACCAGAAGCACATTTGAGATTCCCACGGCCTTCACGCTGCTTGATTTCAATGCTTCCGGCAGGGGAATTGCTTTTGGCAAGGTGTCAGAACTGGAAGAAGGCATGGAAATTGACCTGCCTATGAGCATCACCAAATACATATACATGGGCGGCATCAAAAAGTCTGATATAGAAAAGGACATTTACTTTCAGACAACTGAAGATGCAAAGAATGTTCACAACTGCAAGCTGTACGGCGCAAGCGGTGACAGTGTGACTTCCATCGGATGTTGGGATACTGCAAGATCACACGGAATCTGGCGATATTTGAGCGGCACACAGAACCTTGTCTTTGATGCGAATGTCAAAGTGACCAGGGCCAACGGCGGTGATGAATTTGTCACCAGTGAACCTGTGGTTCATGGCAGCAGATCAGGCCGGGTTCATTTCTCCAATGGTCTTCTGATCCAATGGGGCGTTGAAACCATAACGCCTGTAAAGGATACACCAACAGCAAAGGCTGTGAAGTTTGGTGTTGCTTATACATCGGTTCCAATGGTACTGACAACAGCAATCACAACAGTTCCAGGATCATCTGTTTCCGGTAACGCATCGGCAAATATTACGGTCACGGGTTTTGATGCCTATGTGACAAGAAACGGCACAACGAACACTTCTGTTGGTTGGGTCGCAATCGGATATAAAGCATAATACACGGGGGTTGAAGGGAATGATTGAAGCGATTATCACCGGCGTTGTTGCCATTTTGGTCTGCATGATCAACAACTATTGCCAGAGTAAAAAGGCCGATGAACAACACCAAACAACTGTTGCACTGATTGAATACAAATTGGATCAGTTGACGGATAAGGTTGAAAAACACAACAATGCTGTTGAACGCCTGTATATAGTCGAGCGGAAGTTAGAAGTTGATGAAGAACGGATCACCGTTGCCAATCATCGGATTGAAGATCTGGAACAATATCACAAGTAAGAAGAAAGGCCAGGGGTTATTCCCTGGCCTTTTTTTCTTTATTCGGATTTATAGCAGCACCGCATTCAGGACAATATATCAATTCCGCACGGCCTTCTTTGGTTTCCAGTTTAGCTTCTTTTCCGCAATTAGGGCAACGCTGATAAAGACCGTCTTTATATACGGAAATGACGAATTCTTCCCTAGGAATAGCTTTCTTTTCCATTTACATTTCCTTCACTTCATACTGCATGGCTTTGTACACGGTCATGTCAGCAGCGGGGTCATCGTCTACATACTGGACAACTTCAACGGTGTGGATCCCGGTGGTCAACTGATCATCTTCCAGATCAAGGGAAGTCTGCGTGTCTGCAAGCTGCATCTTGTCTGTGAGCATACCATCAATGTACACATAACTTAATGCACCACCATTGAATTCCCACGCTTCCAGGCCAATCTGCATCAACAGAAGATCTTCTTCAGCATAGATGACAGGGATGTTCCCGTCTTCAGAAGTTCCGCTTCCGTTGATGATATAAACAGTTCCTTCACCCATTTCCTGATAATCGCCTTCAGGCAGATCCCTGTTGGAAGTGACAGCAGGGGTTTCGGTTGCAGGTTCGCTTTCCGGTGCTTCAGAGGTGGAACCACCGCCACAAGCGGTGATGGAACACATCATCAGAGCGGCGAACAGGACAGACAGAATCTTTCTTGACATATCAATGTCCTCCTTCTTTAAGATGGCTACATTGTAAACCCGGCCCAGTAAAATATCAATAAAAAAAGGAAGACTTTTCAGCCTTCCCTTATTCTTTCTAACGCTTCAATGATTATCCTGTTTATAAAGCCGTTCAAACTTTCGCCGTTTTTCTCGGCGTGGGCCTTGATAATGTCTTTTTGCCCTTTGTCAACAACCAAAGAAATACGTTCATAGTTTTCGGCATTATATTTGTTCTTTGCTTTTGTTGCTGCCGTACCCATAAAACCACCTTCTTTCATGGATATATTAACACGCAGGCAATACTTGTGCAAGTATACACAATCCACAAATATACTTACACAAGATTGGTTGTTTCGTCAATAGATATACTTGTACAAGTATAGTATAATAAGACCATACAAAGGAGTTGAACGAATGAGCAACGAAAAAGAAAAAGCCCTGCGAGAACTTTTAAGGCTGTTGGCTGATAATCCCGAATTAGCAGACCGGATCACAATCACCATCAAGCCCAGCAAGATCACGCAGGGAACCGACAGACAAAAGTAAGTCGGCAGAGGGGCGGCGGCAACCGCCCCTCACTCCAAAAGATTTTAGCCGACTTTGATATATAAATCAAGGGGGAAAAGACATGAATAAAATAAGAAGAAAGTCTTTGCAGGCTGTTATTGACCGAATCGAGGATTTACGGTCTGTACTTGAAGAACTTAGAGATGAAGAACAGGAATACATGGACAATATGCCTGAAAACCTTTGGGGTTCTGAAAGATACAACAAAGCAGAAGAAGCAATTTCCGACATGGATTTTGCCCTGGACAATCTGGAGCAAGCGGTTTCGTATATCGAATCAGCACAGGAATAAAACGGCAGAGTGCAGCGCAAGACGAAAAATGGAAGGTGGTACACAATGATTGAATTCAGCAGAGAAGAACTTCTTCTGCTTTGTGATTGGCTGAGATACAAGGCAGGGGCTGCTGTAAAGCAGAAGCGGATCCAGGAGTACAAAACCATCCAGGCTATCCAGGACAAGGTTTCCAACGAACTATGCAATATGTATTTGAAAGGGGAAGGCTGAACGCCTTCCCTTTCTTTTGTCGCTTCTTCCTTTATTTACTGTTTTAATTTTCAGGCACTTGCTATATAATGCTGTTATGTTTAGGAATGGAGCGGCATCATGGATCGAACTATACTGCATTGTGACCTGAATAGTTTTTATGCTTCAGTTGAATTGCTGACCAGACCGGATCTTTGGAATCTCCCTGTTGCTGTCTGTGGCAATCCTGATGACCGGCATGGAATCATCCTGGCAAAGAACGACTGTGCAAAAAGGTTTGGAGTGGCGACAGCGGAAACCATCTGGCAAGCGAAAAGGAAATGTCCAGATCTGATTCTGCTGCCGCCACATCATGACGAATACAGGGCCTATTCTAAAATAGTAAATAACATCTACTACCAATACACAGATTTGGTGGAGCCGTTCGGCATTGATGAAAGCTGGTTGGACATCACCGGCAGTATGCACCTTTTTGGTGGTGATCCCGTGAAGATTGCTGATGAAATCCGAAACCGTGTCCGTAATGAAACAGGGCTGACCATTTCTGTTGGTGTATCATTTAATAAGGTATTCGCAAAACTAGGTAGTGATTATAGTGGGCGAATAGTGCGGTCTGGTGATGGTTCTTATCATGTTACTGACATTAAAATGTCGTATACAGGACTATAACCAAGGGCCAAAAAATTTTCAGCCCTTATTTCATATACACTTCCAGGACAGGGACTTTCTTATTCACGCCATTGTCAATGGTGTCATAGGTGATCTTTTCAA